ATCAGACTTTCTCCAGTTTAATCTAATTTTCTCACAAGCTTGCATCTGCAGTTAGGGTGAACCAACCCATCGCCGCCTGCTTCTGGCCCGCCTAAAGTGTTATCATCAAGATATGTGAGGTAAGGAAAAAGAGCTCTTATGAAGTTGCCCTGAAAGCCTCCCATGTTATCGCTCATCATTTCGTAGTTGCGGCAGAGGGGGCAGGTTGGGTTGCCCTTTGGCGTGGGGCTGTAGACTGCTTGGTAGAGCCATGTGTCATGTGCGCTGAAGAAGGTGACGCCTGGTCTGTAGTCTTCTCTGGCTATCCGCCTTTTGGCTTTATTTACCGCTTCCACTGCGCCAATTACACACTGTTCACTCATTGGCATCATGCTCTATGACAGTGTAACGCTTATCTTTTGATTTGGTGGTGGTTTCCAGCGCGGAAGTCGCTTGCTCAGGTTTAGGCGGTTTACTGTCTCCCTCAGGCTTGTTATTACCAAAGGGTAACATTTCCTGCTTTTTGGGTTTACCGTGAATCTTCACTTCACCCTCCTCCGTCAGCTCCGCGTCCATGTCAGCGTTAGCTGCCTGAATCACGTTCGCGATTTTAACCTGCAGTATCTGCTGATCCGCAAGCTCGTTCTTCTCCTCTATCTCATTAAACTTGAACTTATAGTCCACCACCCCGATTCGCGGCAGCAAAACTTCGTTGACGGGCTCCTCTATCATCTGCTGATATAATAGGGTGGTGTCGTTCTGCACGAGAATCTGCATCTGCTGGTGATAGCCTGTTTTGCCCTGTTCGGTGGCTCCCATAAACACTGGCTGCACCCCGTAGACTGCACCTGCCACTTCCCGCCACAGCTGCCACCAATCCAGCGACTGCATCTTCTCGCTGGGGGGCATAGTGTCCACAACGTCGAATCCGTCCTCGGTGGCAAGCCACAGGGTTCTCAGCTGGGCATTAACTTCTCCTGTATCCGCGTTTTCCTCCAGCTGCTTAACTTCCGCCTCCGCATCATCCGCGATTTTGTTCACTGCGTCCTGATCCATCTTCTTGAAGCCTAAGATTTGCCCAAGTTTGCCTGTGGTGTAGGTGTCAAAGTTCCATTTGTCCATTGCCGTGACTGATCGGATTTGCCGAAGCACAGCGACAACTTTGCTGTGTCCGTACAGGTCGGGCAGCCATGAATCGTTTTTTCCATGTATGATTTCGTCTTTGCCAAATCGCGCCTTGACTGTGGTGCCTTCGAGGTAAACGTAGCAGGTTTCCTTCAATTCAGCGTCTGGGTGTTTGGGGCAGCGTTGACCGCGCTTGAAGATTTTCTGGTTGGCTGATTGGACGTTGTTGGGGTCTTCTGTGGCTTGTGCTTCTCGGATGCATCCTGGGCAGAAGTACTCGCTGTTGCCTAGTCTGCCTAGGTCGTCTGCGACTAGGTGCATGTGTCTGCTGTCTTCCACGTAGATTGTTACTGGATTGTCTGTTAATGATATGAACCAGTCATCTACGGCTAGGCTGAAGCGCAAAATTGACTTGATTATGTCTTCTGTTTCGCTGCTTTCGTTGGGGTCATCAAAGAATGCTTCTGCCTTGCGTTTCTGCTCTATTTCGGGTTTCCGCATGACTCCGGGGCACTGGTCTACCGGGCAGGTTTCCTCTTCTTTTTGGCTTTCGTAGCCGCAGGTGGTGCATTTGCTTTTGAATCTGGGTATGATGTCGAAGCATTTGCCGTCTTTTCTGGCTTTCAGGACCTCCCGGATTATGGCGTCATGTATTAGCCGCAGCACCGGGTTGTAGAGGCTGTACACGCAGAGTAGGCTGTAGTTGTATGGGGTTTGCACTACCTTGTCCACGTAGTTGATGTTGGAGTGCTGGCTGGGGGTTCTGGGTCCCTGCCCCTGCGCCTTCATCAGCCTGTTGATTAGCCGTATGTCGCTGAGGCGTTTCTGTGAGGCTTTGGCTACGGGGCCAGCCTTGAAGTTGGTCACCTTCTTACCATCCTTTCCATTCCTTTAAACTGGAATCCGGTGTCGTTTAGTATGCCGTCTGCGCCGCATTTGGTGCAGTACAGGTGAATTTCGTAGTTGCGTTTGCTGTCTTTTTCGTAGCTTGTAACCTCGAAGCCGCCTGCCTGTTTGCAGTTGGGGCACTCCAGCGTTTTGGCGTACAGCTCGAACTGTTTGATTTCTTCTGTCGCCTGCTTTAGGGCCTGTTTGGGGTTACTTTTTGAATGTCTTAAAATAACTTTCTACTCCTCCTTTTTTTGCTGGTGGAATGTTTCTGGTTTGAACGTAACGTGCGCCATAATCTCTTTTTGTTCTAAGTTGCTCGTAAGCTCCGGATAATGCGTCAACTATGTCGTCGTGGCTGCCTAGGGGGAAGGCTTCAAGCTCGTCGATGATGGTAGAGGTTAATGGGCTTTTTATTAGGAAAAGGTTGCCTTGTTCCGCGACTGTGGCGACTGGGGCGGCTCTTTCGCTTTTGTCTCCTGTGGTTCTTACGCCTTTAAAGTTGTATCCTTTCAGCACTTGCCTTGCGTAATGGTCTATTGTGTCTACGCCTGATGAGCCAGGCTCCTGTTCCATCCGTATAGGAGCTGGGTAGCCGTCTTCTTGGGCGGTGGCTAGTATGGTGTCTTCGTTCTGTTTTGGTGTGCCCCTGAATCTTACCACATGAAGAATGTAGTATTGCCCTTCCAGTTCTCCGAGTTTAAGCCCCACCGTGTAGTCTGGGTCGCTCTGGTTTTTGGGGACTGTGGATGCCCTATCCCAGAATCTTATCAGGTTTTTTATGGCGGGGGGGTTGTCGAGGATTTTGTCTTTGAAGTATTCCCGCTTGAAGATGGACCCGCCATGTCTTGCGCTCCAATCGCCTTCCAGATATTGTCTTCGGGTGATAGGGTCTAGTTCATAGAGAGCCTTGATGTAGTTTTCCCTGTCAAGGTAAGGGTTTTCGTTCAGTTTAGCGGGGATGAACACTCTTCTATGCGCTTCGCCTTCTATCAGAAAGCGTTGCTTAACCCAGTCGTGTCCGATGTTGCCGGGGTTTGAGGCACCTCGCATACGAAGTGGCACGTAGGAGCCTTCTAGTCTCCGCATTCGGCTGAACATATAACGGTATTGTGTTTCGTAGAATTGTGTTAGTTCATCGAATCCTACGAACTGGAATTCTGCGCTTTGGTATCTGAATTTGTCTCGTTCTCTTTCCATGTTGCCGAAGGCTAATGTTGCGCCTGATGGGAAGGTCCAGAGGTGCTTTTGTGTGTCGAAGTGTGCGTCTGTGCCTCCTAGCCACTCCATGCTCCTGTCCATGAGGGCTCCGGGGAGTGCAAGGTCGGCGTATGTTCTTCTAAAGAGGATGGCGCTGTAGTGTGGTATCATGACGTATTGGAGGGCTGCCATGAGTAGGGCGTCGCTTTTGCCTCCTCCTGCTGCTCCTCCGTAGAGTGCTTCTTTGCAGTTGAGTAATAGAAATTCAGCTTGTTTCGGTGTTGGTTTGTGTGGTATGTAGGGGTTGTTTAGTATTGTGGAGTTGAAAATCTCGCTCAACCGCAGCTCTAATTGTTTTCTCGTAATCTCGCAAATTGACAGTGACATCCACCTCCATCTTCTCTGTGATTGTATCTTCTGTTTTGATTTCGGCTTTTCGTGTAACCATCTTGCCCATGAGCCTAGCCAGCTCCTTGAAGGCTACTGTTGGGTTAGCGGTTCTGACATATTCGTATAATTCTACGAATTCTGCTTTGAGCCATGTTTCGAATTCTCCGCTTTCGTACCAGCTGTATAGGTCGCGTTCTATTGTTCTGCTTGTGACCTTGCAGTTTTCGGCTATCTGGTCGTGGGTTAGCCCCTGCCTTAGCCCTTCTTGTATCTTAGGTAATCGTATACGGGTTTGTGTAGAAAGCGACAATTTCCGACATCTCTTAATATTTCAGATAGGTAAGCTATTTTCTGTTGTAGCCTCTTCCCTTGCTTCTGGTGGGCTTGCATCCGCCCCGTCCACGGTTGGCTCTGGTTCCCCTGCCCGAACCGTCTCTTTTGGGTACTCCTTTCTTGCTCATGATTTCATCTCCTTGTTTTTCTGCGGTTGATAGTGTTAACCTGCAATGGAGTCAAATGTCTAACACATCGAAGGAGGCGAATGTGGGTTAACCTAAACAACCTCTACAGAAATGTTACGAAGAGTCTATGTGGGGTCTTGCAATTGAGCGATTAGTTCCTGCGCATCTTTAAGTTGCCGCTTGATTTCAGCGTTCTCTTTTTCTAACTGAACGATTTGGGCTTCCGCCTCTTCCAGGTCATGTTGTGCATGGTATATGTCGCTGTGCAGAGCGGCGAGGGTTCTCGTTATGTCTTTTTGGTTTTGCTGCAGCGCACTGTTCAGGTATGCTATGGTTGCGTTGTTTTCGTCGATTGTCTGT